GATCAGATCATGGAATACGAACAACAAAAAGCGTAAAATCAAAAGGTTGTTCTATATTGAAACTATTAATTGAACAAAATCAGTTAATAATACAAGATTATAACACAATACAGGAGTTATCACGATTTAGTAAAAAAGCAAATTCATACGAGGCAGAATCAGGTTATAATGATGATTTGGTAATGACCTTGGTATTATTTGCATGGTTATCAGACCAACGATTCTTTAGGGAATTAACAGACATCAATACCTTAGCGGCATTGAAAGAAAAAACAGAACAACAGCTTGACGAAGAATTATTACCGTTCGGCTTTATAGATACTGGAGACGATATTCCTGATGAACAGGGGTGGATCGAGTATCGGACTGATAGCAGTGGTTTTTAGATATAGAAACTTTTATAAATAAAACTGTGATAACTATTAATTAGTAACAAAAGATTTAATTAGATAATATTAAAGGAGAATAATATGGCTTTTTCCGTAAGTCCTTCCGTAATTGTTAGAGAGGTGGACGCATCAGCATCGGTTCCTGCCATCGCGACACCACCTGCAGCAATGGCCGGTGTGTTTAGATGGGGTCCTGTAGGTGAAGCAGTTCTCGTTTCATCAGAAAATGAATTAGTTTCAAGGTTTGGTACTCCAAGCGCTGATAACTACGAAACATTTTTTGTCGGGGCAGATTACCTTTCATACGCAAATGCATTATACGTAGCAAGAGTTGATAACGGAGCAGTCACTGCTTCTTCAACCGATGTTCAGAGACATGCAAATACTGACATTAACCCAGCATTTACTACGTACGGAGCATTCGATGCTAAGTACCCAGGTAAGTTAGGTAATTCATTAGAAGTAGCATATGTTAAGGGTACAAACTTTACCAATAGCGAAATTGCCTTGAATGAGATTCCTGCTACGAGAATTAGTGGTAATACAGTACAGCAAGCAACATCTCAAACAGTTGATTTTAACGCAGCAACAGTTGCATTTGAAGTCCTACCAGCAGACGAAATAACAACAATAGAAACTGGCGATATCATTACTATCGGTAACGATTCAGTAGGATATCAAGAAATCGTTGTTAATACAGTAACCAAAGAATCAAGAGATTCTGATGGATTACCAACAGCAAACACAGTTCTTACAACTGCAATTCATCATACATTAGCTTTAGGTGGTAAATACCTATTGGCTGAAACGGATTTAAGTAAGCTTACCATTACAAGAAAATGGGCTTATGGCAATTTATTCGGAAAAGCACCTGCAGCTGCAAACTATCATATTGCAGTTCTTGATTCTGATGGTGAAATCAGTGGTACAGCTGGATCGGTATTAGAATTATACAGTGATGTATCAGTTAGCCCAACAGCTAAGCTATCAAGTGGTAAAACAAATTACTACAAAGAAGCAATTCAACAAGAATCTTCGTGGGTTAAGGTAGCAAATACCGTCCACTTTGAAGCTTCTGCTCAGGCAAGTACATATGAAAATTTAGGTACTAACTTGGGAGTTTCAGGTAATACATCAATAACAAGTTCAAACGTCGGTACAGACGGAAGGACTGAATCACTAGCAACTCTAGCGGATCTTGCACCTGGTTACGATTTATTTAAGGCATCTAACGAAATTGATGTTTCATTCGTACTTGGTGGTAAATCTGATGATACCGGTAACCTAGGTACATATCTGATATCAAACATTGCAGAATATAGAAAAGATGCAATTGCGTTTATCAGTCCTGCTAAATCAGATGTTGTTGACGAAAGCAAATCTGAAGCTAAACTTGCTAATATAATTGCGTTTAAGAATGGATTACCAAGTTCTTCTTACTCTGTAGTTGATTCAGGTTATAAGTACAGATACGATAGATATAACGATGTATATAGATACACTCCACTTAACGGTGATATAGCAGGTCTTGCTTCAAGAGTTGAACCTTTTGAATCTCCAGCTGGTTTCCGTAAGGGTGTTATTAAGAACGTTGTCAAACTTGCCTTTAATCCTAACAAGGCTCAGAGAGATCAACTATATAGCAATGAAGTTAACCCAGTAATGGCTCAATCAGGAAGAGGAGTTATCCTATTCGGTGATAAGACAGGATTAGGCGGCAACAGTGCTTTCGATAGTATCAATGTTAGAAGATTGTTTATTGCGGTAGAAAAGGCAATTGCCAATGCTGCAGAATCATTCTTGTTTGAATTGAACGACGAGTTTACTCAAGCGCAATTCAAAGGAATCGTTGAACCATTCTTAAGAGACATTCAAGGTAAGCGAGGAATCGTTGATTTCAGAGTTGTTTCTGATACAACAGTTAATACTCCATCAGTAATTGACTCAGGTAAGTTCAGGGCTAATATCTTTATTAAGCCTGCGCGTTCAATCAATGTGATTGAGTTAACCTTTGTTGCTACAAGATCGGGTGTTGAGTTCGAAGAAATTGTTGGATCACTAACTTAATAAATAATTTTAAATAAAGGAGAAAAAGAATGGCATTTAATATAAATGAGTTCAAATCCCAGTTAACTGGCGGTGGCGCTCGTAGCAATCTTTTCCAAGTGCAAATCTTAAACCCTGTTGATTCTACAGCTGATTTCAAAGTTCCGTTTATGGTAAAGTCTTCCATATTACCTGCTAGTAACATTAGCTCAATTGACACGGTTAATTACTTCGGTCGAACTATCAAGTATGCAGGCGTAAGGTCATTTGACCCATGGAACGTAACCGTTATTAATGACGAAGATTTCTTAGTCAGAAATGCAATGGAATCTTGGATGAATGGTATTGCTTCACACGATAGTAACTTGAGTGGTTTGCCACAGGATTATAAATCAAACGCGTTAATTACGCAGTATAGTAAAAGTGGTGAACCATTACGTACTTACAAGTTTGAAGGTTTATTCCCTACTACTATTGCTGCTCAAGCAATGGATTGGGATTCTGAGGGGATACAAACATTCGAGGTTTCGTTTAGCTACGATCTTTGGATGGTAGAAGGTAACACCGGAATTTCTACTAGTTAATTATAATATAGGATGATATTTTGAAAATTTTTGGATTTGACATAAAGAGGGCCGAGGAGGAGACTACATTACCAGTTAGTTTCGCCGAACCCTCTAATGATGATGGAGCGATTACCGTTGGTAATGCTCTTGGTGGTTTTTATAATACGATATTAGATATGGAAGGTTCCGCTAAAACGGAATCTGACCTTATTACTAAATATCGTTCAATGGCAATGCAGCCTGAAATTAGTCAGGCAGTTGATGACGTTGTGAATGAAGCAATTAGTGTTGATACGAATGATAGAGTTGTTGATATCTCGTTAGGAGAAACAGATCTATCAGATAAGATTAAGAAGGCTATTGTAAAAGAATTTGATAATGTACTTGCATTATTTGATTTTACAAATAACTCATACGACATGTTTCAAAAGTTTTATGTTGATGGAAGATTAAACTATCATATTATAATTGACCCTGAAGATGTAAAGAAGGGTGTAATCGAATTAAGATATGTTGACCCTCGTAAGTTAAAGTTAATACGAGAAGTTGATAAGAAAGGAAAGGATCCACATTCAGGAATACCTGTTAAAAAGATTAAGAATGAGTATTACATGTACTCAGAATCAGGGTTTCAGAATACAACAACTGGCGGCAGTAGCGCTCCGGCAAGTAGCACAACGGGAATTAAGATCTCGAAAGATGCAATTGCTCGAGTCACTTCAGGATTAATGAATGAGAACAATAGTTTAGTACTATCTCATTTACATCCAGCAAGTAAAGCTTTAAACCAGTTAAGAATGTTAGAAGATGCTGTTGTAATTTATACATTAACAAGAGCACCAGAAAGAAGAATTTTTTATATAGATGTAGGTAACTTGCCAAAGAACAAGGCAGAGCAATATCTTAGAGATATGATGGCTCGACATAAGAATAAGTTACAGTACAACTCAGAATCAGGACAGATTACTGATTCAAGAAAAATGTTAACAATGACAGAAGATTTTTGGTTCCCTCGTCGTGGAGGCGAAAGGTCAACAGAAGTTGATACTCTCGCAGGCGGTAATGCACCAGGATTGACTAGTAACGAGAACTTAGAGTATTTTCAACGAAAATTATTTAAAGCGTTGAAAGTGCCTTTATCTCGTTTAGAGCCAGAAGCTATGGCAAGCTTTGGTAGAACATCTGAGATTACTCGAGATGAACTGAAGTTTGGTAAATTTATTAGAAGGATCCGTAATCGCTTCTCTTGGGTATTCAGTATGGTACTTGAGAAGCAATTGATACTCAAAGGTATTTTAACACCTGAAGAGTTTAACGAAATTAGAAATGATATTCGTTATGACTTTGTTAAGGATAATTACTTTGAAGAGTTGAAGGAAGCTGAGATTTTGAGAGAACGATTGAATACTCTCAGAGATATGTCTGATTATACAGGCAAGTATTTCTCTCATCAGTGGATTACGACAAACGTGTTACAGATGTCGGAAGAACAGGCTGCAGATATGGAACAACAAATATCTGATGAAAAGGCGCTTGGCGGACACGAAGAAGATGATTCTTACTGAATATAAATAAAGTATAGAGTAAATTAAATTAGGGACTAAATATGAAAAATTTTAAAGATCTAGTTTCGGAAGTTGCCCAACCACAGGCTCCCGAAGAAAAGCGCTTTAAGGATCAACATACAATTGAGGTAATCCCTCATCCTGTTGCACCTGACCACGTTTTTAGCGGAGAGATACCTGGTATCACGGACGGCAAACGTCCAGCTGATAAGGTTAATGATGAAGCTGATTACGATAAAGCGTATAAAACTAAAGTAGATAATACATTACCTCAGCGTGCAGGCACAGGCAAACAAGTTGCTGAAGATAGTAATATTCTCAAAAAATCAATTACTGAAATTCTTGGAGTCAATAAAAAGAAAGATGACAAGAAAGACGACGGCGAAGAAATGGAAGAAGCCATGGAAGCTTCTTGTGGCTGTGGTCCTGACTGTGGTCATTGTGGTGGAAAGCATGAAGCATCAGAGATTGGTAAAACATGTTCTTGCTGTGATAACAAAATCGAAGCCATTAAAGAAGGTGGTTGTTCAGATAGTTTAAACGCCGAGAAGAAACCTGTTAAGAAAGCAACAACTAAAGAAGATAAAGTTGATGCAAAAGATAATAAGGATTCTTTAGAACCTGAAGCAAAGCCAATTAAAAAGCCAAAAGTTTCACCAACACAAGTCACT